GTGTAAGTCAGGCTCATCAGTAAAAGGATTCCATAGATCGTAAGCTGAGAATATATCTTTTACAAATTCTTTTAGGTCTTTGTCTATAGTGTAGCTTATTTCTACATGGTTGTTCCATGTGTCGTAAGCTGAAGCTAGACTACGGTAGTCAGCCTCTTCCATGCCATCAGAGTATCTCTGTAGCTGTCTGGCGGGGTGATTATCTTTCTCCATTATCTTCTACACTCCAGAAACAACCATCTACTTCCATCTCTGAGCGCCTCTCAGCAGCTGCAAAGGCTGCATCAAGAGAGAACCATAGCTCAGGCTTCCCTCCGAATGTACTAAGCATCCAGTCCCCTGAACTTCCGTTAGCTAGGATCACTGCCTTCTGTAGTCGGTACGTCTTCATCGGCATACGCAAATTCTCCTACTCTAGCCCATGCTCTGCTCAACTCTCGTTGTGCCATGATGCAATCAGCTTTCTTTTTGAAGTTGAACTCAAGCTTCTTATCATCAGCGTCCCCTGTATGCACAGAGAACTGATACCATAACTCCCACACCTGAACACACTCTGTAATCAGTCTTATGTCGTCAAGATCAAAGCCTTGATCAATGAACACAACCCTGTTATCAGTACAAGAGAACGGTATTTTGTCTCTCACTAGCTTAGGAGGTATGCTAAAGAAGGTCTTTGTCTTTATGTCAAATCTTGGAGCCATTGTGTTGGCAACCCCCTCTTTAAGCAGAAGAACCTAAACTTATTCTTACTAGCCCACTCTCCATGTGACTGCTTAGTGCCGTCCTTTCGCTTCCCTGCGAATGGCATAGGTTTGTCTGCGTCTTGAAAAATAAAGATTAACTCTTTTTCTTTACTGAGTTTTTCTTTGCTTTGGTCTTTGCTGCTGGCTTCTTTGGTGAAGCTTTCACGGATGTGGATGTACTTACTGGCTTCTGGTCGCGTACGAAAACGCCCTTTAACTTCAACCAGAATGTCTTTACTGAGGTTACTGCCGTCTTGTAAGCAGACTTCAGTGACGAAATCAGGCTCGTAAGAGCTTGGGACATCATAGTATATTCTCTCCTCTGGGTGGTAGTTCCATCCTTTAAGTTCGTTGTTATGTAAGTCGTATTCTAATCTGGAGTCATACCCCTTAGGTACAACCTTCTTAGTCTTCTTTTTTCGGGTACTCTTGCTAGCCACAACGAAACTCCGTTCGTTCTCCGTTGTTATATATATTGAACGGAGGTGTGTAGAAGCAGTGGTCTCTGTCAACCCTGTCAATGAACCTCTGACAGTTGTCTTGCTTAGGGCAGCTACCACCAGTGCAACCAAAGTTTCTCATATCACTCATCGGTATTGCTCCTGTTTGCGCAGTCATACATGAGATTGTTGAACCTCTCTTCTACCTCAAACTCAGGTAAATATGCTGGCTCTAGCTCTTCTCTCAGCATCCACAGTAGGGCTGCGTTCTCACACATGAACTGCCCTGCATATCTGCCAAATCTAGATACGTATGCATCATAAACTGTCTCGAACATCACCCACTCTTCGTCAACATCCTCCAGACGTTTGACAAGTTGGCTGCTAACTCCGACACCATACAGACCAAGGATATTATCGGTAGTATCACCAGTAAGAAGCTGCCTATAAAAACATCTAATAGCACTTGTTTCATCTTGGAACCATAGCCTCTCTTTTTGCTTACCAGCAGGCCATGTGTAGTGCCACCCCGGTATCATGTGTAAGTCTTTGTCTCGTGAACATATGACAGTAGTTTCAGCAGCAGCTTTACACTGCTCGATACCTAACCTATCATCAGCTTCAATACCGTACTGTACCTCTGCATCCCACTGATCAATCAGGTGTTGCCTGATAGCAGCCCAATGAAGGGGCTTCTCAGTCTTCCTGTGCCCTTTATAGGGGAGGATAGTGCCTACCCTCATCCTGAAGTTAGAGGCACTGTCAGTGAGGTACAGTGCGTACTCAGTGGCAGAGGTAGCTTCAATGATTTGCTTGATACGATCATCAACCATGCTACGTACTATCTCAAAGGGTAGAGGTTCATCCGGGTCTTCAAGATGAACCATTCCTCCGAATTCATAAGGCAAAATATCTGCATCTATTTGAGCTTTCATCACATCTTCCAAAGCTTCTTAAGCAGTTGATAGTATTGCCTAGTGCATTGATCAAGGACTGTAGTGAGATTATAAGAGTCACGAGACAGCCTTACTGTAGTATATACTGTCTCTGTTGGGAGATCAGGTGTATCTAACTTGGCGAATAGCCTGAGCTTCTTAGCTCTCGTGCCTCTCATAACTTAGTTCCAGAGAAGGACTGATTCAGTCTCTTGAATCACGCCTGTCTGCTCAACTTTAACTACGGTGACAGTCAGAGGTGACCAAGAGAACCCACCCTTGTGTTTTTGTACAGCTAAATCTAGGGCCATCATTGCACCGCTTACAGTACGGAAGGTCTCATCTCTGAAGTCAGTACCACCAATGTTGTACACTGAGTCACCGTCACAGTCTTTAACCTCTACACGGTACTGTTCTGGCTGTTCTGGCTGTTCTTGTACTCCGTGCACACCTTGAAAATATTTTACATGGAAAGCTGAGGTATCTGGAAACATAATGTGATCCTTAATTGTCTGTCAAAGTATTGAATGTGTCAATTACTAGGGCGACTAAGCCCAATGCTAATAGCGTGGAGTAAACTACGTATAGTGCTGACATTGTATCCTCCTGAATAGGTGCTGCTTTTTATAATCGGAGAGCAGCAACTCCGGTAGTATGGTTTCTACTACTAAAACTAGGCGGCAATATTATAGACCTTTGCTCTTACTATCGGGACGGTCAAGCGAGTACCTAGTGTAGGGTAGGCTCTCCTATTATTTGGGGCCGGAGATTGCCATTGTTACACCTGCCCTCTTAGATGGGGGAATCTTCGGGATCGTCAGCACGTTCTTGTGCTGCACTCTCCATCACCTTACCATCTAATACTTTCTCGGCTTCACTACCGGGGTAGTTGACGGCCTCTTTGATGCTCTTCTGGCGGTACTCAGACAACTTATCGAAGACCTTTTTGTCAGGGTTCTCAAAGTCGAAGATGAATACATCGCAATCAGGTTCAGCAACATCAAGGCCAGCCATAGCTTTTACTACGTTGGTGATGTTCATGCGGGTGACACCGTTGACAACCTTGTGTGAAATCTCAATCATGCAAGGCTTGCCGATGATGTCATCCCATGTAGCACCACCAAGAGCTTTAACATACTTGGCTGTGGTACTGTCAGGGTTGGATGTCTTGTTAAGAGGAAAGGTCAAGAACATCCGTTGCTTCTTCTCACCGTCGATCTCAATAGTCTGAGAAGGTACTGTGAATCCGAATACAACGCGAGACTTTACACCGTACTTATCCTCTTGGTCCCCGATCTCGATGATGCGGGCCAACCGTGCAGGGTACAGACCTTCATCAATTACTTCTTGTGCGGGCATTGTAGGTTTTTCGTTAGCATTAAAAGCCATGTCAGTATATCCTATTAGTATGTTGTTTATAACTTTCCAACGAAGTAGCCAAAAGGCCCGTCAGATTCTGATGTCTTTCCTAGGTACACCAATTCCGCTCGGAGCTTACGTAGTTCTTCAGCTTCGTCGTCTAGGATTTCCATTGATACTTGATGAATTTTCTTCATCAGTGCGTTGGTTAGAGTAACCTCCCTTTCCATGCTGTCAAGGGCTTGTACAACGGGGTTTACAATACCTTTATGATTGCCTTCAAGAAACTCTTTGAAATTCTTTAATCTCTGCTCATCAGAGTAATCAATGTCGGGCTCTACGCTGAAGGACACTACTACTGCATTCCATAAGGGGCCGTAGATAAATCGACGGTCCAATAGGCGATCTCTAACTGCACACATTTCTTCTTCAACAACTTCTGTATTACGTTCAGTCATGTTCAAATTCCTCTCTTGTTTGCCTGTATATATTATACGATTCATATGTGAATTGGTTTCATATGGGGCACTAATCAGTGTGTATCGTACCACGAATCACCTATTGCAGCTTTCCCTAAGATTGGGCACTCACTTCCTACGAACTTACCAGCGTCAACCATAGCTTTCTCTAACACCTTAGCCAGCTTAGCAGCATCATCCTTGTGTGCAATGAACTGGAACTCATCGTGTTGCATGGTAACAAACTTAGCACGCAGCCCTTGCTTCCTGACCCTGTCCATCGTGTAGCACAAAGCTACCTTCATGAACACAGCCTCGAAGTTTTGCAGTAGGTACACCAGCAGCATGTGCTCAGACTCTGCGTAGATACGTGTACCGTCAAGTCCTGTGATGAACCCATTGGCTCTGTAGAAAGAAGTAAGGTGCTCAACAATCTTGTCTACGTATGGCACAGCCTACTGGAATTTCTTACGTATCTTGTCAGCTTCTTGTACACTGACCTTCAACTGTGCTGCTGTCTTAGCTATGCCTGCACCAAACAGGTAGCCATAGAATATATTCTTGGATGCGTTACGTGATACACCAGCAGCCTCACCATTAGCTTCGTGGTAGTCTCTTATCTCACCCCTATCAGCCTTGAGGATAGCTTCAATGCCTGAGTAATCGTTGGATACGACAGCGGCATAGTGTACCAAGCCTCGTATCTGAATCTGAGAAGCATCGGCACCAACCACCTTCCAGTCAGGATCACCAGCTACGAATACCTTACGCATAGGTTTCCAGAACTGCCCTTCCTTGTCGGTAGGCACGTTAGCAATGATGCTGTGTGTCATACGTCTGGTAGCTGCGCCTAGTGTGTTTACCTTAGAAGGTACAGTGCCGTCAGGTCTCATGTTCTTAATGAACCCGCTGAGCTGGCTATGTTTATGTCTACACTTACGGCGGTATGCTATCAGCCTACCAGCTATGCCTAGTTGTTCTAAGTCTTCAAGGGAATCATCAGTAAGCTTAGGGCTTGTCTTAATCTTATTGCCCATGCTATCCTTGATGTCCTTACCTTTATACTTCTGATAGTTCCACTCAGTAGGAACCCATCCGTTAGCAAGCAGGTAGTTGTTGACTTGCAAAGAGGAGTTGAGGTTGATAGGTTGCCACTCAATACGACAGAACTCTCCGTCAACATCCTCATCAACAATCCAGTCTAACACCTGCTTAGTGTAGTCACCATTCATCTTGAATACCTTGGTGACAACTGTGCCTTTTAGCTTAGGCTTGGGAGGGATGAAGGGTAGGATAGCATTGTCTACCCAATCAACACGCTCTTGTAGTGCATCTAGCTGGCGGTTACACTCTGCTACATCAAGAGGGAAGCCATTGAGCTGCATCTGATAGCACTCAAAGGCTGTCTTCATCTCTACCTTGAGCGCTTCATTAAGCCCTAGCTTTGTGGTAAAACATTTTTTGCTCTTCTGACTCACGCTCTAACTCCCACAACATAAGGCGGTTAATGATCGTGTCCTCATTACAGCGTACTCTCATCTCATCACTGTACTGTGTCCAGTCCTCGTGAGCAGGCTTGCCTCTGCCTAACCTGTAACCCCATGCCTCTACTGAGTGAGTACCCTTGCCGTTCCATCCAGCAGGGATAGGTCTCTTAGGGTTAAGCATACGAGAGAACACCAAGGTATCTACGATAACCTGATGTGACTTAGGCTCCCAATCATACAGCTTCTTTAGAAGAGGGAGATCGTGGTTGATAAAATTGTGACCAACCAAGACATCACAGTCCCAAAGCCAATCAAGGCCAGCCCTAACACTGTCAGGACCATAGTGCTTGCATTCATCTTCTTCATCCTCGTAGTCTATTGAACTGATGCACCACAGTGTAGTAGCTGCATCAACAAAGCCATCACTCTCTGTATCAGCTATCCGAATCGTCGGCATTGTAGTTCTTCCTCTGCTTCATACCGTTAGGTGGTGCTTCATCATCAGGGTAAAACTTATCCGCTGACAAAGAGTTGTTGAGATTAATAGGGGGTAGTGTAGGGTCAGGCCAGTTAATGATCTCATCTATTGTACGACCACAACCGACACAAGTTCCAGTCTCATCATCAATTAAACATACACCGATACAAGGGGAATCAGCCATACTTAAGCAACCTTTCTTTCTCTTGTTGTGCGTATGCAAGAATCTTGTTGATGTCTCTCAGCTGATCAGAGTGTGATGCACGGCCATACCTATACGCAGCCCTGAATATCTCCCCTAACTGTGCGTTCATATTACAGTGGATGATCAGATGGTACAACTCTGTAGCAGCTTTTGGCAGCTCGTAGTAGCTTGCGCTCAACCCATCTGACTTATTAGACATGCCCTTTCTCCCACTGTGTTACATTAAACCCCATCATGTAACAGCCTCTCGCTCTCTCTGACAGGCTCTCGTCAGGGGCAGTAGGGTAGCCATCCCTTCCCTTGATATACATGCTACGGTCGATCTGGTGCTGTTCCTGCTGCTGCTGGTGGCTAGGCTTAAGTTGTTCCAAGCTTTCTAGTACGTTATTCATAGTATATACTACCTTTTATGCGAACATTTCTACTAAGTCCCCGGTCTCTTTGTTGTAAAAGACACGGAATTTACCTACGTTACCGAACTCTCGGTCCTTCAGCAGCACCACAGTGGTAGTGTTGCGCTCATACTCAGGCAGATCAGGGTCTTTGTTACGCTCAAGACCCATGATATAGTGAGACCATTTGATCATGGCCCTGCTGCCTGTCAGTTGATTCTCATGTACCTTACCACCACGTTCATGTGATGGGCCTGTCTTAGGCGGGTTAAGGTGTGCAAAGTAAGTGAAGTTAAAGTCTAACTCCTCTACCATGCTGGCTAGCTCACCCATGATGTTGTTCAGTACATCATTGGCTTCTGCTGAGCTGAGTGAAGAGACAAGAGATGTCATGTTGTCCATGTAAATCTCAGTACAACCATCCACTACAACCATGTGCCTTATGGCAGTCCTGATCTCTTTCCAGTCACGAGAACCTTTGTGTGAGTATATCTTTATCTTGCCTGCCAACTCACGAGCAGCAGCGCGAATCTCTTCTTCATCGTATTCAACATCCGGTTTGTGTAGCAGCATATGTTTGATCTTACCGATCACTGCCTTGCCTGTCTTACCTGCCGTTGCCTCAAGGTCAAACACACCAACCTTTACGTTAGGGTCTTTGACATCCTCGACCATCATCTGATACTTGAAGTCAGACTTACCGATACCTACACCAGCGGCTATACCTACGATCTCTTTGGTACGCTTGCCATAGGTCAGGTTGGTTAGACTAGGCCAAGGGTAGGGCTTGCCCCATGTAGGCTTCTTAACAATGTCATCTTCAATGTCACCAATGTCGATCACACTGTCCAGCTTGACAGCCTCACTGCCCCACATACACAGCTTAGCTAGGGCGTTGCCCTTACCTTCCAGCAGCATGTCATTGCAGTCACCTGAGGGTAGCTTGACTGACTTGACATTAGGGATAAGAGACTTGGCTTTCTCTACCGCTTCGTTACCTGCCTTGTCGTTATCAAATACAAGGATGATCTCTTCCGCCAGCTTAAGCTTGTCTTTGCTGCGGTCGATTGCTTCTACAACACAGCCAGTACCATGAGGCAGAGCAACAACATTAGGTTCCAGCTCGGCCCATTTCCCGCCAGCATTGGACTCTTTGATGGCTTGGTACAGCGCCAGCGCATCCATTGGGGCTTCGGTAATGAACAGTTTCTTGAATGGTTGGTCTGGTAGTAGTTCTTCCCCGAACAATACAGCATCCCTTACTCGTCCACGGTTGAAGTATTTGGGGAGGTCTGGCTTACGCTGATCTTCAGGTATTCCAACCTTATAGCCAGTGAGTTCAGTTTTTCCTGAACCTGATTTGCTTCTGACAGGCAGGAGATAGTTTCCGATCTTGCTCCTATCTGATGGATGAACTCCAGCACGGCAGCCAAATCGTTCGACAGTTTGCAGACTGATTCCTCTGTCCGAGTAAGGCTTAACTGGGCATTCTCTAAACTCTGACAGGACATCTTGCAGCTCTTCATCACTTAGTTCCTTACGTTCTTTGACAGGGATGTCTTGTTCTTTCCAGTTGGTAGTGTACATACACCTGTTACAGTATGCACCACCATCCTCGAACATCATGAGATGGTTCTCTGTCTTATCGTTTCCATTCTCGATACAGCGTGGACATCCCGTGTCTCCAACAATCTTAGTCATAGTATATACTACTCCGGTTGGGCTGCGTGTTCATCACATACGTAAGTTATCCAACCCTTGGTGGTTGTGGTAGCGGGCTTACCGCAATTAGCACATATCTTGGTTGTAGCATGTTCAGCCTCATCAATTCTGTCAAACATTTCATCACTGCCTTGAGGGATGTAGAACCTCAGTGCTCCAAACTTCTCTTTAATCTGAGTGATACCACCATCCCAACCAAGCTGAATGAGATCGTTGATAAGATCAGCTACGATGGGGTGCCACACCTGTGCTACCTGTGTGTAAGGCCAGTCTTCTGGGATTGGTTGGTTGTTGAATCCATTGTACAGTTGTTTCATATGTGGACCTTTTAATCATGGAGGGTACTATATTATACGGGGAGGGAGCGGGGAAGTTTTAGGCGGGACAAAAAAAAAGCCCCGAACAAAATGAATTGAACGGGGCTAAGCTGAGCTATAAAGTATATCCTATGTCCGTCTACCTTGATGTAGACAGCTGCTGATTATCAAGACCAACTATAGTATATACTATACTGAGTCGTTTTCTTTAACACATCTTTTTATCTTTATCAAGATTCTTTGACTCCTTATTTATAACTCTATTTATTTATACGAAATCTGAAGAAAAAAGTTTCAAAAATAATTCAAAATAATTTAAAATAATTTTCCAGAACGGAAAGAGATATGTACTAATAGCATGTGAATACCATAGTAATAGGGTAGGATCAGCCCCATAATCAGGGGCTGATTGTCTGCAATAACTGTGTGCGTCCTCGACGGACCCAAGTCTTTGCAGTGTTGATGGGAATAGCCATCTCATCAGCGATCTCTCGATAGCTCATGTCTTGTACAATACGCAGTGTCAATGCTTCACGGATGTTATCCGGCATACCAAGGAAGTTACTGAAGATAGCTTTCTCATTTTCTTCAGCTTCCAGTATGTTGTCAGGAGTTGTTGCCTCCTCTCTGCTGTCAAGCAGGTGTTCATTCTTGGTAGTCAGAGGAACGAACATACTTCTTTCTTTCTTAGCTTTGCGTAGCTTATCCCTGCACTTGTTAATGCAGATTTGAACTACCCAAGTGGATAGAGTGCGACTATCATCGTACTGATCCAGTGACTCGTATACAGACATGAACGTGTCTTGTGTAGCATCGAGTGCATCCTCTTCGTTATGGAGGAAGGACATCGCTGTCCGTTTAACCTGATCGTAGTGATCAGTATAAATCTTATTGAAGTCCATGTGAACTCCTAGTTAAAAAGCAGGGCAGGCAGAGCATATCATACCCACCCCAAAATCACGACACGGATACAGTGTAAGAGGGTAACGTGTCTCTGCAATAGCTATAGTATATACTACCTACAGCCATTGTCGAGACACGTCGCCCACCGGCAGCCCTGAACGCTAGAGCACTACTGAATGTGCTCGAATAGGAAGATGAAGTCTTCCACTGTCGGCTTAAACACTGCACCATACACAGTCAATGTGTAATTGCACGACATTACCATGACCATATTGAACTGGTCAGCAACAGGAAATGTCAAGGGGTGCAAAATAATCTGGCCCCAGATGTGCATACTTATTACTCCCGTTTGTGAAAGAAGTCAGACGCCATAGCAATCGCATTGACTGCACCGAATACCCACATAGCATTGACCTGCAATGTGGCTGGCTCGACAAAGGCATAGATAAGGCCAAGGCCGACGATGGTATTGACTGTAGAGACAACGATCCGATACTTTAGAAGCAGCGGTGTACGCTTGCCTGCTGTCTTTGGTTTTGGTGGTGGCTTACCCGGTGGTTTAGGTCGGGGTGTACCTTTAGGACGAACACCAGCGGTGCGTGACACCTCTGCATTTTCGTCATAGGTTTCTTCAACTGATTTTTTAGTAGTCATACGCGCCTCCTTATGAGGTATATACATTAAGGTTAGGTGCGCTCAGGTTGAATGCCACAAACAGGGTAGTGTGTGTGTGAATGGATGGGCACAATAGCAGCCATGCCCATCTTTATTATCACCAGAGAGGGGGAGCTGTAGGGTCACTAACTTACATTAGTGTACGGTAGGTCGCGTTTCCACGGTACGCAGACCACCGACAAACTTCGGATTCGTGTACTTAACCCCGTGCTTCTCAGCAAGGGCAGCCAGCTCATCGTAATACTTATCGGTGAAGCCAACTGTCTTGAAGTCTTCGATGTGCTTCTTTGCCAGTTCATTCATATCGTTGTACATCACTTCGATCTCGGCTGGTACATAAGCCAGAGCGTCAAAGATTTCTTGCTTGCTTGGGAAATTATCCATAAGAATACTCCGATTGTTGCTAGGATATACTACTTCACTTCGCTTACATCGTACCTGAATCCTCGCAGGGTGACGGGCATAGCTTGGCAGGTGCCACTAATTAGCCATGCCCTCACCGTAATAAACAGGAAGAGTTCCAGTAATGCTGTCTTGGATTTCTCCGTGACATCTGTAGTATTAGCATACGTAGCTCCCATTCCGCTGCATCAACAGCTACAAGGTCAGGGACACGACGATCAGTATACGATTGCTCGTCTGCCGTGTCAATAAGTCCGACCCATAGCGGTGTAGACAACGCAACAAGAGCACATAGCGTGGCTATGATGGACAAAATATCCATAGATTGCTCCTTCTGTTGGTTGATTGAACTGTCACTGCAACTCACCTAAAGAACCATACCATGCCCCTAGCATGGTGGCAATCGGGCACTGTTGTCTTACTATGACAGGATGACAGTATTGCCATCGCCGATGACACTGCAACGAGTATTGGCTTGTAGCCTACCCTCGCTATGTAGCAATGCCATCTAGGTTGACAACACACAGCCTGATTAAGTTTCTCCATTTAGTTTCCACAGTTTCCGCATCCATGTCGAGGCTTCCCAATGGGCACACCTTGTCTACTTTCAGTGCACTACCTTAATAGTATATACTAATGGGACTGTGCCAACAACACTCGGATTCACCCGATTGGAACGCTTGCGCCTCCGGTTCACCACCGGAATAGAACCAACATGCATCAACACTCTTCACCGTATACACGAACTTGGGCCTCCACACCAGCCTATATGCATGGTCACTCCATGCACCCAACCACCCCTATTTATCCTAGGCTGTTGCTTTGTTAGCTGCGTACTCACCAGACATCGACTACTTCCTATACCTGCATAGGCATTCGCGGGTCAGGCTTTCACACCTGTCGCTACTGGCACACCGCAGTCGATGATCAGTTAGGATTCTCAATCAGTGCAAGGTAACTTCGGCATCAGCCAGTATAGCAAGCAAGGATTTCTTACGTCCATGCCCACCAGAGTTATTCTTCTGGTTGTTTTGCTTTTGCTGGTTGTTGTTTCCATTGCCGTTGTCCTGCTTGGGCGGGGTGTTACCACCACCACTGCCACCAGAACGATTACCGCTACTGTATTTGACACCATCACGTCGAGCTAGAATAGACTCGTCGCTAGGAATCTGATAGATGATCTCGCTGTTGTCCAGCTTGTGAGCACGCAAGACACCCTTGTCCATGTTGACGTTCTTCTGTGCAACGACAAAGCTATCCTGTGCAGCACGGTATGCAGCGTGTGCATTGTGCATCATCTCTTCGAGCAGACGTACCTCATTAGATAGATTACGATGGGGTGCCCACTCTGTAGTCTTCTTACACCAAGGCCACCAACTAAGCGAGGTCATTTGACGCTCACGAATCAGGTCGCCATCGGCAACGACGTTACGAAATTCAGCCATAAGCTGACTCCTGTATTCATTTCATTGGTGGAATAATTTCTCTACCCTACAGCTCCCCATTGCAATACATAGTGCAGACTATCTCGGCCTGTCCATCATGGCGCTGCCGTTGTCAGCAGGTTGGAATCGAACCAACGTCTATCGAGATAGGCACTGGCCGTTACTTTTAGCACACGGCGAGGCTTGTATTCATTACTGTGTTGTCACCGACTGACTGCAAAGGGTGCCTTGATGCACCATGCCACTCGACGCAGCATCACACAGGGATAGTCCTAAGCTTTTAACGTGGTGACTATGCCACAACGCCACATGTACCATGCTCCAACTACGGAGGTAGGGAATTGAACCCTACTATACAGTACGTCAGGCAATACCATTGAGAGAGGGACGCAGGTTGGATTCCATACCAACGTACATGCACTCAGAATGCAACGGCTGACCAATAGCACAGAGACACACCGCAATACAACAGCGGATAGTATATACTACACTGGCAACTCGCCTACTACGCAACCCTCGTACTCTATCCTGAATCACAATGCCCTAAGCACACTGCGGTAGGACTCGAACCTACATACACATGACACATTGGACAATGTCTTGTGTCGTACTGATCAACAGTCTGTTGAACCTGTCACTGAGGCACAGGGTACACGCCAAAGCGGGCAGTGATATGCCACATCACATACAACAGCTGGAGTTGATGGTATGATTTGAACTGCCTCGACACACTACAATCAGAGGCCCATGACTAGTATAGGGCATGACTGTTAGGTGTGTGTCCGAGCAAGTATCACAAGCTGTCTTTAATCATTTGGAACAAGGCAAGCAACACCAGCCCTGTGAAGGTTAGTGTTACAATCATTTCAAGTATTGTCATACGCATCTCCTTATGGCAACTGCTGCCAGTACATGAACAGGCCAATGATAGGCCCGCTGAGTATGAAGCCTGCTGCACAGGCCCACCAGAAGGCTGTCTTCATAAGCGTACCTTATGGTGCTTGGCACCAGATAGAGTGGTGATTGATAGGTTGCACACCTAGTCGAGGGGTCTTGGTCTTAGTGTGCAATACGCTGCATGGCACGGATGTGCTCACGTTGCGCCTTATCTTGCTTGCGTTTGATCTTAGCTTCCTTGCGTTTCTCGCGCATCTCATTCCGTTCATGCACTCGTGACTGTAGTTCTTTCATCTTCGCTGCCTTGCGCTTACGAGCAACAGGGTTGAGTTCAATGTTGCCAATGTCAACGAGCTTGTTATAGCCCTTGACTATGGCAATCCTGCCGGGATGTGCTGCACACTGATACTTCATCTCGGCCAGTGAGATGTTGTCGCGCCACCATGCCTCGTACTTGGCTGCCTTGTGTTCATTACGAGTACGGTTGACGGATACAGGCTTGATCTTGTTAATGAACAATCCAGCTATCGTGTTATGAATAACATAAGCACGGTAGGTAGGGTCACCCATGTCAAGAGTCCTGTAGTATATACTACGGTGTGTCGCTGCCTTGCCTCGTCGAGACATAGCCGCATAAGCACAAGCCTCTGATGGTACGGAGTGTACTGCACCAGACTTGTTGCGATTGCGCTGCTTCACAAGCTTCAGATGCTCGTCCTTCCAGAACTTCTCATACTCTGCCATGGCATATACACCAAGCTGGATCAGGAACTTGGATAGGTTGCGGGCATATGTTCGCCCAAAAACTGCATCTTCACGTTGCGTAGCTTTCATATCCGCATGGTCACGGATAGTCTGACCCATACGAGGGTCGCCATACACATACCTAGCGAAGGCATGTTCCAGTCCGTCACACTTAACGAACGAGTTGAACACATTGAACTGTGCCAACATTACATCTGCATCATCAGGTACGTCGGGGGTCTTGGCCTTGATGATGTTGTCACGCACTGTGTCAGGATCAACACCAGTACGGGCAGCGGTATCATAGGATAGATAGTCGCTGGTCATACGTTCAGCTTTCAGCTCATCTTGGGTAAGCCGTAGCTCTTGCTCAAGTATAGCGATCTTAGACATAGCATCACAATACTCGTTGTCAATGTCACGGAATGAGGACTCCAACCCCTCATACAATCCGTTGAGCATGACATTACTGTCGTCGCTGTTAGCTGCTGCCTTGTTAATAGCACCAGTGTTAGGGATAGGCCCATCGTTACGCCATGTGGCGAACTTGAGTACGTCACTAGGCCAGTATTGCACCTCAACATGGTTGATGAACCATTGCACATGGGCATTCATCTTACTCGCCCATGACTTAGCATCAGGTGTACGTCGTACCTGCACTGAGTTATCGTTGGATGCTTCTCGCTTGTCCCACGTCCATGACGGTGTCAGTGCCTTGGGTGGTTCTTTCTTCTGCCGTAGGAACGGCCACAGTTGCATGTACTCGATGTTCTGAGGTGCAATAGTATATACTACAGGATTCTTTGTTGCTTTGAACGGGCCTTCGGTAAACAACTTGATGGGCAACAGTGATGGTGCCAGATGCTTGGTGTTGTAAGCAGCACGTTGTCCACCATACTTAACACGATAAGCTTTGTTGGCTGACGCTATCGTAACAGCAGGTGTTACCTCCGGTTTTATGAAAGGGTTGTGAGTGATCGACGGTGGGCTGTCGAACTCCAACTTGGTGTCTGACTTAGGCTTAGCACTGAGTATGCTCCGCACATTGTCAGGCGGTGGGGTTAGTGAGTGATCGACAGGAGGCTTGCCGCCTATCTCAGCTAGACTCTTCGCCATAGAATTCGGCGAAAAATTATTCAGATTTGGGGCACCACCTAATGGGTTGCCATCCTCATCTATGCGATACCGTTGCTTAACGGTGCGTTCTCTCCAGCGTATCACATTTTCTTTTATGTGACCCCGCTTGGAAGCCGCTTTGTTCTTGCCTTTCTTAGACATGATTTGTTACCTCTTACACTGTATATATTTATGGTTGGTTTTGTTGGCTGCATCTTGTCCATCGCAAAACAAGTAAGCATAGTCGCAAACGAAAAACTACAGTGGTGGAGAGGTCATTGCATATAGCACACATATATTACACTCAACAGGTTCATTAAGCCTGTGGTTTTTCATTGGCATCAGCACGACATCACACACACATCACTCAGTTACTACAAGAACCTGATCATAGAGATAGATCAGTGAAGATGAAGGACTCGAACCTTCGATGTTCTATTTAATTGTAGGGTACTGCTGCACTGTGCTGTGTATTGCATGTCACGTATGCTCACCACAACCTTATGACTAACACGAATACAGTTATGTGTCCGTACTCAAGACGATGCCCAACGGCACTGCACTACCACACACTAGCCTGCCTAGGATCAGCCTGTGTATGGAGCGGAGTGAAGCGGTTGATCAATAGTATATACTATCAGTGAGCTGGCTTGGCCTATTTAAACATTAGTACCAGCCCACTAAAGGAATACACTACATCACAGGTGCTTAGTGTTGGATGTTGCTAGTCACAAGGCATGGTGTGCTGTGACCACTCGACTGTTGAATGAATGGTTGGTTGAATGCTAAGCGGTGGCAGCTTTCTTGTTGCTGCCGCTAGTGACCGCCGCAAGTTTCGGGTTACTGTTACGGGCATTAGCCCATGCACTCTTCTTGAATGCCTCGGCTACCTCAAGGGCAGTGGCTTCGTCCATACGGGACATTGCCTCCAAAGCAGACTGCATCACACGCTTCACAGATTCGGGGAGCTTGGTCACTCCCGGTACGTCCACTGCCTTACCGCTTGTGGCATCGTCACTGCCACCGTTATCAGCAGGGCTGTCAGTGGATGCACCACCGTCAGCTTTTTCTTTCAGAGCAGCCCGAACTTCACCGAGCTTTTTCTTTACATCAGCCACGCCCTTACACTTGATCAGATCAGAGCGGTGTACCTTAGTCAGAGCTGTCTTGTAGTCTGACTTGTACTGTGACCACGAGGGCATAGCCGCTCGGAGTTCGAAGTCCTCGCCAAAGGCTTCGACCAGTTCACTACGTAGTGTGTTCTCAACTTCAGTCATGGTGTCAACAAAGACAACAGACAATTCATCGCCGGTCATACCGGGGTTCTCATTCAACAGATCAACAACTGCTGTATGGAACATTGCGCCAAGACCCCTCTTGGTTTTCTCCAACTCAATACATCCGAGCATTGCTGTCTTGAATGTATCTACTGCTTTAACTTGAACAGCCATAGTATGGCCTCCTTACTTTGATTAAAAGAATGAACACCACATCAGTAAGCAAGGCCAACTGTCATGCCCTCTATTCAGAACATGACAGCTGACCCTGTCACCTCAGTGTATGTTGTTACGCAATACACACCCAACTCACGAGGCATAGCAACGACCGCATAGGTCAGAAGATACCACTGATCGAGGGTATGCACCTCGCCGACACTGCACACAACTGTGTTGTGCAGCCTCGACACTATGCCCTAGTATATACTAAGGCACAGTATCCAGACTACTGGTGCTCTAAATCTTCAGCCTCCCTACGAAAGAGTGCTTCAGCAATCTGCACACATAGTCCGATAGGAACTGTCAAGGCGTTGCTCTCATTGAGTTCCGGATAGTCGTCAGTAAATCCGACAACCAAGTAGCAATGCTTTGGTAAAACGATGTGGTCGTATTTGCCACTGCCTCCGCTATCTCCGGCATATGTGAGAGTACCGATGCTACGATTAGCACTACGATAGCCAGCTTGAACAGCACCCACAGGGTCTTGCTTACTTTCAATACTTTCATTTGGTGTCACCTCCTTTGGTGTAGTGTTCTCTTCTCCGGCGAGAGTGCCGACGAAGTATGATCCTCCGGCGATGACAAAAGCCACTGCCAGACACATCAGGGCAGTTCCCTGATGCTTCACGGTAAAACCTTTGTTGCTTTTGTTGCTCATACTTTCTCCTTAATGCTTCGTTGATTGATAATACTAGCTTGCTTGCCATACTGTACCTCCTGTGCTACCTCCTTAGTAGTATATACTACGCTTTGTATTTAACTGGCAGTGTGTACCGTTGTGAGATGTAGAAGTTGCCCCCACTGTTACACTTAGTGTCGAGGTATTCTTTAGTCAGGCCAGCAGCTTTCATCTCAGTGTAAGATACATCGTAGTATGTCCCATAGTAACCTGTATCAACTTCAATAGCCTTGACTGTGTGATTCAGCTTAAGACAGGGCACCTGTGACTTAGCTGACATAGTGAATGTGAAGAGGATGGGCTTGACCTCAATGAAGTTACGTTGGTGTACCCAATGAGGCAGCCAGTACCCCGGCACAGAGTCAACAAGGTTCATCTGTGATGGCTGTACAATAGCGAACGCACCAACACGCTTAGCTACAACAGCTAAGTCGTTGTCCATACCGGGGATAGTAATTTTAATAATCATGCTGCACCGTCTCCATCTGTGTAAACTGATAAGTCTGTGGCATTTCGAATGTCACCGACCAGCCTCTGATACTCCAAGCCGCCATCAACAGCGACAGAACCACACTTGCACCACTTGAAGTCGTGTCTGTGTTTAGACTCAATGATGTCCTCGCACTTGTTACACTTAACGACATTCTTAATCAGCACTTCTGTCATAGTCCACTCTCCTGTTCAGGCATGTTGCCGTACTTGATACGGTTCACCTGATCTTGGTTACGTATTGATATGCCACGTTCACGGCACCACTGTTCACAGGATGTGAGTGTTCCGCTGTGTGGCATGGTAACACCGATCATCACGGTGTATCTGTTGCGAGAGTAATCGTAAGATACTCTTGCTTGTTCTTTAATTGCTTGGGATTTTAGTTGCATAGTATATACTACCTATACTCTCTTACAGTTGGCGATCAGCACTGATTTAGGGACAAGGTAACAGTGCTTGAATCCCATCATCTTGAGCATAGCTACTGGATTGTTGCTTGTATCACGCAATGGCTTTTTGAATGCTACTAAGGAAAGATCACCGTATGATGCGATAGCATCCACACGCTTGCCATTACCTGCTGCTAGCCTAACACCTTCGACAGTGACAGGACGTATGAACTCCAGCCTATCCCCTGTGATTACATCATCAATCTGTTGTGGCATTGGATAACCTTTAGGCATATCAAAACCCTCCGAATACAATAGCAACTACAACACCAATGAACACAAGTAAGAACAGCTTAGTGCCCCATGTGTCCTCATCAAAGTCTTTCATAACTCAAACCCCTGTAACTGTAGACCAATGACTAACACACAGAACTCTGCTCTACCCTTGGCTAAGCCTAGTCCATGCGCTATCTCTTTCGTACTGTACCCTGACAGATACAGTGCATACGCTTGATGGCAGACAGTCATTACTGCCTCCCGTACCATAGGTACACAATTATGCTGGCGGCAACGAACACCACAATGAATTGATAGTCAATCATACTCACCTACCTCGCACAGTTGCCACAACAGCCATGCTTTATTAGTTGATCGGCACAGATAGAAGCCTAGTTCATGCCGTGTTAGGTCATAGCCTAGCTGTCTAGCTGCTACCTCAAACTTATCTCTCATTCAGCCCACCGTCTACGCTGTGTAGCACCGAACACCCAACCCTCTTCGTATGCATCTCGGCATGACTTATGCACAGAACCAAGGTTGCCAACATGATCGCACGATCCATCCTTACTACCCATGCTGTAGTATTTCTTGAGTCGATGATTGCTTGCTTGAATTGCTTGTTTCTTTTTCATAAGCCACACCTTGTAGAATTAAAAAAGCCCCGCCAACATTACTTGGTACGGGGCAACACACTCTTATGATAAGGCTGCTGTTTCCTAAAGGGTGCGCCACCACCCACCGAATCCAGCCTATGTTAGGACACAGTGCCACGCTGGACGTGGATATATGACACCGTGAACAGTGTGTATAGAACACACTACGAACAGGGCAGACTAGCTACCCTGTTGATAGTATATACTACGC